GATATGCCGTATCCAGTGGATATACCGGGTCGGAACACATGGGAGCGTCGCGAGGCGCAGTTGACAATCCCGGTCGGTGCCACGGCCAGTGATGAATTGGAGCTGTTCATCTACGTGCCGTTGGCAATCCGCTTTCCAGCGAACATCACGGCGATTACGTTGGCTGTCGAAGAGCGCGGTTCGCCTGACGGTGTATGGAGCCGTGTGCGGGATGCCAGTGGCGTGCCGTTGGCAATTCCGGTGTCGCCGGGCGCGACCGTGACGTTGCCGGCTGATACGCTGTTAGCGTACACGCGGCTGCGGTTTGTCGGTAACGTGGCGCAAAGCGGCGCGTCGGCAACCTTCGTGGTGCTTTGCGGAGCTTATTGATGCTGACGAGCGGCCGCCCGTCCGTTATTCATGTCGCACGTCCGCTTGCCAGCGTGCGTAATCGGCGACGTAAATTGTTGATCCCCGACCTGTTGATCAATTTCGAGACTGGCGCCGGCATTCCGCCGGCCAATGGCGGCGCTGGCGGGCGGGGCTCCGAGCTCGTGCAGGTGATCTCGCCGCAGGATGCCGCCGGCGGCGCCCGGCTCGTCCGCGCGCCGCGGTACTGGGACCCGGCGGCCGAGTGGCGTCCTGGCGAGCCCATTTTCGTCGGGAAACAGCCGAACCAATTGGTCGGCTGGCCCGGCCCGCGCGACGGCGGCTATTGGACCGGCCCGATGGAGAACCAGTCGAGCACGAGCGAGACGGTCGCGGTCTACTACAACACGACGGGCCTGACGGTCACCACGGTGGCCGGCGGCGTGGTCGGGCCGGAGGCAATTCGGTGTGACATCGCGGCGGGTCAGGGCGGGGATGGTTGGGCGGTTTGGCCGACCGCATCGATGACTGGCGGGTGGAACGTCAACGCGGATGGAAACGGCACCGTTTGCTACTTGCATGCTGTGGTCGAGCTGTTGGGCAATGTCAGCGACCATGCATTCTGGATGATGTTGTTCGATCACGGCACGTCTGGAATAATCGATTTGGTCGTGCAGCGCTACGACGCATCAAATCAGTTACGTGTTGGCAAATTCTTTCGCGGTGTCGGCCCGCACGGTGGACAACTCTACGAGATCTGGGCGCTGGTACGACTTACGTCGACGCCCGTCGGGCCGATCGCTGTGTACGCGTATTTGTTGAGTAGTGGATCGGGATCGAACCCTGCGCGCACGGTAATCGTGCACGGGTGTCAGATTTACTTCGTGCCGTCGTTTCAGAGTGTCGGTATTGCAGGACTGCCGCCGTTTTTCAGTCATGCGCGCGGGACGGCGGTTGTCTGGACAGGCGAAAACCTGCGGATCAATATTGCCGATGTTGCTTACAGCGCAGCGCTCAAAGCGCGGGCACGTCAGTTCACGGTTGGCGCAACGAACTGCTTTGCTGACATTGTTGCGCGGAATGGCTCCAGCGTGGAAACGTGGTATCACCGGTCTGTGAATGGTTGGCGAGCCGCGTCGCCGAATGCTGAGTTTCCTGGCTTCGACAGCCGCGTGGCGTTTCGCACGGGTGCCGATTATTCGCGATCCGCGACCGTCGATGGCAATACCGTGGTATCCGGCGGTACATTCGGTTCGCCGCCCACACCATCCTATTTAGAGGTCGGGAGAGGTGACGGCGGCGTGTTTTTTGGCCACTTCGATCGCCTGGCTCTCTGGCGGCGCGCGTTGACTGACGCGGAACTGTTGCGCGCTTTCAGTATGCTTGGAAGCCCGCTGCCATGACCTACTACATCGAGTTGCTTCACTGTCCTCATCCCTATCACGAATTGCGTAAAGTTGTTGCGTCTTTGCCACGCTACGCTGAGGCGTTGGCGCCGCGCGAAATCGAGCAGCCCGATGGTAACCGTGAAATCGTTGAACGTCGTATTGTAGAAATCGATAATACGCGGGTGCACGTGATCCAGTTGCAGCAAGAGATGCATAAAAACGGCACAATCACACCGCCCGCTGCGGTGGTGATCGTAGATGGTCCTCGGGCATCTGATGTGCGCGCGAAGCTGGATGCGGCTTTGATTGCCGCGGCCATTGATGTGCGAGCTGATGCGGCTGTTTTGCCGGGTGGCGCGTCAGTCGTGCTCGCTGGCCGGCGGCTGATTGCTGATCCGACGCCCCGGGTAGCGCGTGCTACGCGTTTGGCGCGCGCCGCTGCCTTCAAGGCCGGGCGCGAGCTTGTGGACGAACCTTCTGACACCACTGATGTTTCTGGCGAGCCATGAGGATCCAAGTAGAACCTGATGAACTTCGCGAGCTCGCCAAAAAATATGAGCTGCGACGATTGAAGCCGCGCGATTTTCCGATAATTGCGCTGGCATTGCGCGGGCTGACAAGCAGGCAAATAGCGAATGAACTTGGTTTGCACCCGCAGACTGTTACTGTAATATTGCGCAAACACGATGCTCGACAATTGATGCGGGTTGTTCAACTGCAGCCGTATCAATCGTTGGCTACGAGTTCCGAGAGCGTCGTTCAGGCGCTTGCGCATCAAGCATTGTTCGATCCGGGAATGTTCGTCGGTGTCAAGTCGCCCGCGGATCTCAACGAGTTGATCCCAGAGCGCGATCGGCGCTTGTTGGTCAAGGGTTGGCGGTACGACCAAAAGGGCAATTTCATTATCGACTTCGTTGACAAGGAGAAAGCGCTCGATCGTCTCGCGCAGTATCATGGTGTCTATCGTGCGACTTCGACGTCGTTGGAAGACTACACGACGGCACTGGAACGTGCTTTGGAGCGCCATGAACGTCGGCGTAGTCGTATGATAGACCGTGGCCGGGTTGACAATGCCCTCGACCTCGAACTCGAACCTGAGCCCGGGTCCGAGCCCCAGCCCGCGTAAGGCGCCGATCCAAGCTCTTAGCGAGTTGGCGGCGGCTTATCGCTACGACCCGCTCGGTTGGGCCGAGGTGGCGTTCCCGTGGGGTGAAGGCGAGCTCGCCAACTCTGCGTTGCGTACTTGGCAGCGCGAGGTGCTCGGCATCATACGCGATCATCTGGCTTCGCCCGAAACTCGCTTTCGGCCGCTACGAATTGCCCGCGCGTCGGGGCATGGTATCGGCAAATCTTCGTTGCTGGCGATGATCGCTAATTGGGCGATGACGTGTCATGCCGGCGCTCGCGTGCTGGTAACAGCTAATACCGAGAACCAGCTCAGGACCAAGACTAGCCCCGAGTTCGCGAAGTGGTTTCGGCTGTCGGTGAGCCGCAATCTGTTCAGCATCGAGACGCTTCGTATTGCGTGCAACAGCGGTTCGTTTCGTGAGCGGTGGCGCGTCGATTTCGTCCCTTGGAGTGAGCACAACACCGAAGCGTTCGCGGGGCTTCACAACGTCGGCCGGATCATCGTGTTGATCATGGATGAGGCATCGGCGATTGCCGACAGCGTGTGGGAAGTCGCCGAAGGTGCGCTCACTGACGAACAGACCATCATTCTCTGGTTGGCGTTCGGTAACCCGACGCGTAATACTGGCCGGTTCCGCGAATGCTTTCGGCGGTTTCGCTCCATGTGGAACGTGGGCCACATCGACGCGCGCCAGGTCGAAGGCACCAACAAGGAATTGCTCGCCGAGTGGGCGAACGTTTACGGCGAGGACAGTGATTTCTACCGCGTCCGCGTCCGTGGCCAGTTTCCGAGCGCTTCGACCATGCAGTTCATTCCAACGGATCTTGTCGAAGCGGCGGCCGGGCGTCATCTGCGGCCGGAACAGTACAACTTCGCGCCCGTCATATTGGCGTGCGACCCGGCTTGGACCGGTGACGATGAGTTGGTAATCGTCAAACGGCAAGGTTTGTACGCCGAGATACTCGATGTCATGCCGAAGAACGATAACGATGTCTGGGTGGCTCAGAAGCTGGCGATGTACGAAACGCAGCACAAAGCTTCGGCTGTATTCGTCGATGCTGGCTACGGCACCGGGATTGTCTCGGCCGGTACTGTGATGGGGCGAGCGTGGCACTTGGTGTGGGGTTCGGGCAAGCCGGTTGATCCTGGCTATCTGAACCGGCGGGCCGAGATGTGGCGCGACATGCGCGAGTGGTTACGAGCGGGTGGCGCCATTCCGAATGATCCGCGCTTGATCGAAGATCTCATCGGGCCGGAGATATTGCCGCGGCTCGATGGCAAGGTTGCGCTCGAAAGTAAAGTCGAGATGCGGCGACGTGGTCTGCCGAGCCCAGATCGGGCAGATGCACTTGCGTTGACGTTTGCGTTTCCTGTTTTACGTGAAGAGTTGTCGTCACCGTTGAGCGCACCATATTCTGTGGTCGACACAACCGAGTTCGATCCCTGGAGGTGACTATATGTGCGGTATTTCGACCCCGAAGCCCCCGAAGCCGCCCGAGATCGCTCAACAGAAGCAGCCGGACCGCGGCATGGTGGGCGCTGAAGCGCGCCGTGACGTCGATGCTACTGTCGGGGCGCGGGCGCGTTCGACCGGTGCGGTGCCTCTTGGCGCGCCGGCGATCGATACGAGCGCGACAGATCAGCTCGCGCTCGCCTATGTCTACAACCGGCTGCGCGCTGCGTTGAATTCGTTGGTCGGATGACTAGCGTCACCAACGACAAGACGAAGGCTGCGGCGCTGGCCGACGCGCTCAAGCGCCTTCGCGCTCCTTACGATGAGCATTACAAGGAGCTACAAGAGAATTTCTTGCCGCGTCGTGGTTCGTTCTTCGGCCAAGATAAGCTGGATAACGGCAGCAAAGTAAACGACCGGATCATCAACAGCACCGGTACTATCGCTCTGCGTACCTTGCAGTCGGGAATGCACGCCGGCATTTCGAGCCCGGCGCGTCCTTGGTTCCGGCTGGTTCCCGCGTCGGAGGATCTTCGCAATGCGCATGACGTGAAAGAGTATTTGGACATGGCTCAGCGCGTCATGCGGCAGGTCTTTCAGTCGGCCGGTATTTACAACTCGCTGCATGTCAGCTACGGTGATTTGGCGCTTTACGGTACTGACTGCGCTATCCTCGAAGAAGTCGTCAACGAACACTCGCCAGCTGGCGGCATCGTGCTGCGTCAATTGGAGCCGGGCACGTTTTGGCTCGCTGCCGATGCCGAAGGTCGGATCACGGTGTGCTATCACGAAGTAGCGTTGACCGTCGAACAAGTCGTTGGTCAGTTCGTCTATGGCGGTGACCCGTCAGCCTCGCCGAATTGGGATGTCGTGTCTACCACCATCCGTAATCTGTGGACGAAGGGCGCGCGTTACGAGCCTGTGATCGTGTCTCGGCTCATTGCGCCTCGGTATCGCGGGGACGTAGTGTTCGGTTCGACGCCCGACCGCATGCCGATTGCGTCGTTGTGGTGGGAGGCGGGCGGGCCTAGCGACAAATTTCTGCGGGTCAGCGGCTATCGCCGGAACCCGATCATCGCCAGTCGCTGGTACGTCTCGGGCAACGAGATCTACGGGCGCTCGCCGGCGATGGATTGTCTGCCCGACGTCAAGATGCTGCAAGTCATGGAGCGTGACCGGGCCGAGGCGGTCAAACGCATGTTGCGCCCGCCTCTCAATGCGCCGACTGCGTTGCGTAACACGCGGTTCTCGACCTTGCCGGGTGCGATCAACTTCGTCGATATCGACCGTGGTATCGCCCCGGTCTACCAAATCAATCCGCCGGTTGCCGATCTGCGGCTCGACATCAAGGAAGTCGAGCAGCGTATCAACACGGCTTTGTTTGCCGACTTGTTCTTGATGATTTCGTTGTCGGATAGACGGCAGATCACGGCGCGCGAGATCGAAGAGCGCCACGAAGAGAAGTTGATCGGGCTCGGCCCGGTGTTGGAACTGCAACACAGAGAGAAGCTGCGTCCGTTGATCTTCGGCGCGCTCGACTTGTTGCTAGAGCAAGGACGCATACCGCCTCCACCTTCTGCTTTGCGGGGTCAGCCGCTTTTGATAGACTACATCTCGCTGTTGGCTCAGGCCCAGAAAGTCATCTCGACCGGGTCGTTGGAGCGCCTTTCGGCGTTCGTCGGCTCGGTTGCGGCCGTAGTGCCGGAAGTGGTCGATGCGCTCGACGTAGATGCCGCTGCGCGCGAGTACGCCGACTTGATCGGCGCGCCGGCGACGGTGCTGCGTGACGAGCGTGAGGTGGCGGCTATCCGCCAGGCGCGAGCGGCGGCGATGCAGCGTCAGATGCAGATAGAGCAAGCGGCACAAGCTGCGCCCGCCGTCACCGCCGTTGCCGAGGGCGCGCGTGTCCTAGCCGAAAGCGGCGGGCTGGGGCGCGATAACGTCACAGAGTTACTACGCCGCGTGGGGGCGTTACCATGACGACTATCAGTGTTGAAGAGATGCTCGATGCCGACATACGGGCCGTGCTCAATACGGTCGAAGGCCGGCGATTGCTGCTAGGGATCATGAAAGCGTCGGGCATGTTCACTGCGAGTGGCGTCGCCGATCCAGTGGCCGAGGGGCGCCGGTTGCTCGGCGTTTCGTTGTTCAATCTGGCGGTCGAGACGGATTGGCGCTTGGTGCTCAAAGCGCTGCAGGAAGATTTCGAGCTGGCCGAGTTGATGGTGCGGGCGGCTGGCAGCGCGCCCGCGTCCGCGCCAGCGTCTGGTCGGCCGAGCGTCAACTGAGTGAGAGGGAGGTAGTATGAGCGAGCAAGCCGCGGCCAGCGCGCCGCAACCCGAGACCAAGCCCGAGGCCGTGGCCTCGGCTGAACCCACAGCTCCGGTGCTCGGGGCCGAGTTGGTCGAGCAAGCGCCGTCGGAGCCTGCGCCGACGGGCGAGAAAGCGGCCGAGACGGCGGCTACGTCGGATCCGCTCGACACGGTGCCGGAGAAGCCCGACTACGAGCTGAAGTTTTCGGAGGGCGTCGATGTTGATACGGGCCTGTTGGAAGCGATGCAGCCCGTGATGCATGAGCTGGGCATCACGCGCCGACAGGCACAGGCTCTTGCCGCCGCGTTCGAGGCCCGCGTCAAAGCGAGCCTCGATGAGCAAGCCAAGCAGCACACGCAGATCATCGCGCGATGGGCTGAGCAAGCACGAAGCGACCCCGAGTATTCAGAAGGTTTCGAGGCTGCCGTCACTGTCGCCAACCGTGCGCTCGACAAGCTGGGCACGCCAGAGCTTCATGAGGTGCTCAAATTAACAGGCTTGAATAATCATCCGGCCGTACTCAAGTTGTTCTGGCGAGTAGGAAAGATGCTACGTGAGGACGGGACGCCGGCTGCGATGAGTGCTCCGGCTCCGGAGCCTATCGAGCGTCGTCTCTACGGTAAAACGACCCCGTTGACGCGGGTATAACTGATAAGGGAGGCTGAACGGTGCCGACAATTGGCAACACGTATCTGACGCTGGCGGATGCGTTTCGGCAGCAAGATGCCAATCGCGAGATCGCCGACGTCATCGAGATGTTGGCGCAATACAACACTATCCTCGAAGACGCGCCGACGATGGAGTGTAACCAGGGTGCTACGCATCTGACCACGGTGCGGACCGGGTTGCCGACCCCTGTTTGGCGCCGGCTCTATCAGGGCGTGAAACCGACCAAAGGCACGACCGCTCAGGTCTCCGAGGCGACCGGCTTCATGGAGACTTGGTCGGAGGTCGATGCGCGACTGGTAGAGCTGCAGAAGAACCCGGCGAAGTTCAGGCTCAACGAGGCCAACGCGCATCTCGAAGCTCTGTCGCAGGAAGCGGCTCGTACTATCGTTTACGGCGATATTGCGACGGATCCCGAGAAGTTCACGGGGCTGGCCCCGCGTTTCAGCTCCAAGACGGCGCCCAACGGGACGCAGATCATCGATGGTGGTGGTACCGGTAACACCAACACTTCGGTGTGGTTCATCACTTGGGGTGAGAACGCGGTGCACTTGCTTTATCCCGAGGGCACGCGCGCCGGCATCCAGCGTGAGGACAAAGGCAAGCAGACCCGTACTGACGCGGACGGTGGGCTCTATGACGTGTATCGCGAGAAGTTCGTTTGGCATCTCGGCCTGTCGGTGCGAGATTGGCGATCGGTTGCGCGTATCGCCAACATCGACGTGAATACGCTGACGTCTGACGGTTCTTCGGGGGCGAAGTTGATCGATTTGATGATCGACGCGTATTACGCACTTCAGAACCCGAACCAGCCGAGCGGGCGTACCGTGATCTATTGTAACAAGCGGATCATGTCTTTCTTGCACAAGCAGGCGATGAACAAGGTCGCCTATACGCTCACTTTCGCCGATATCGGCGGCCGGCCGATCCTGACGTTCCTCGGGTCGCCGATCCGACGGCTCGATGCGCTCGTCGAGAACGAGCCGCGCGTGACCTGATGAGTTCAGAAGGGAGGTGATCCGATGATCTTCGATCAAGAGAACCTGTTCAGCGACCGCCAGTCGGTGGTCGGTAGCAATGGTGCGACCATCAATTCGACGAACACTATCGATCTCGGCGAGGCGACGTTCAATCGTGATGTGGGGCTGGCGAATGTTCCGCTGCGGGTGCAGGTTGTGGAGGATGTGGCGGGCTCTGGTTCGTCTTTGACTGTCGAAGTCGAGACTTCGAACGCCGAGAACTTCAGTTCCAGTGCCGTCATTGCAACTACACCTGCTGTGCCCGTAGCGTCGCTGAAGGCGGGCTACGTCTTCCCGGAATTGCAACTGCCCATCGGCTCGACCCGACGTTACGTGCGATTGCGCTACAAGATTACTGGCGCTGCTACGACCGCCGGCAAGGTGACCGCGGGCGTTGTTCACGGCCACGATTTCAGTCGCTATCGGGCTCTCTGATAGTCGGGTAGGGTGATGACGTGTGGCCTCGCCAGTCGACAGTCCGGTCGCTCTTTGCAATCTTGCGCTCGGGTACGTAGGTAAACCGTTCATCTCGGCGCTGGACGAAAACAGCGCCGAGGCCGCGGCGTGTGCGCTGTACTGGCCGGTGGCGCGGCAGACATTGCTGCAAGTTAGCCTGTGGACGTTCGCGTTGCGGCGCATTGTTTTGGCGCAGATCGAGAACGACTTCCCGACTGCCTACTCCTACGCTTATGCTTATCCAGTCAATGCCCTGCGCATCGTCCGTTTGTTCCCCGCCGATCGTCCCGTACGCCGGCGCGGTCTCCCCGAGCCTGACTTCGAGGTCCGCGAGGGTAAGATCTACACGTTCGAGCCGGCCGTTGCCGCTGAGGTTCTTGTTGATTTAGAGGACGTCACTCAGTACCCGGCACTGTTCGTCCAGGCTCTCAGCTATCACTTGGCTGAGTTCCTGGCTCGCGTTCTCGTGCGCGCGCCGGCGCTCGCGCGCGAGATGGCGACGTTCCGTGACACCGCGCTGGCTGCAGCCGTGGCAGCCGACGCGGCGCAAGACATGAAGAGCTATCTGCAAGAGCCTCCGGACGATTACAGCGACGTGCGGAGGTAGTCGTGGCCTTCCGGACGCTACACAGCAACTTCACTGCCGGCGAGCTGGCCCCGGCTGTTTGGGCACGGGCCGACTTGCCGAAGTATGCGCAAGGCGCCAAGGAGCTGCGTAACTTGCTTGTTCGCCCGCAGGGCGGCGTCACGTCGCGCCCCGGGACGCAGTATGTCGCTGAAATCCCGGGGCCGCTCGATGTTCCGTTTCAGCTCATGCCGTTCACGATCGCGGCCAGCGAGAGTTATGTGTTGTGCTGGGGCGACGAGCGGCTGTTCATCGTGCGGGACGGCGGGCTCGTTGCGCAAGCTAGCACTTCGCGTACGGTGACGGTGTCGACTGTAAATGGCTATGCGAAATGCTCGCTGACTTCGCACGGGTTCGCAGCCAATGCATTGGTGTTCGTCGACCAAACTTCCGACCTCGGGCTCGATAGGTGCTTGTTTCGGGTCGAGCTGGATGGATCGAATGCATTCTGGCTACGAACGGTTCCTGGCAACGTTCGTGCACTTCGAGGTGATCTGCCTAATACCACGGCGCGGGTGACCGCGATCTATTCGGTGACGTCTCCGTATCCCGCGTCGGCCCTGCCTGTCTTCCTCGCGCGAGATCAAGCCACTGGTTACATCCTTCACCGCGATTACGCGGTGCGTCGACTACGGAGGCAGGCGGTCGACAATTGGACCCTGACGACTGAGACGTTCGGGCCGTCCATCTCGCCGCCGACGAACGTCACCGCCACCCGCGAACAGAACAATGGCTCCAGGACGTACCGGTACGTCGTGTCGGCGGTGGACAATGCTACCGGCGAAGAGAGCTTGCCGAGTGCCGAAGCGACAGTGCAAAACGCTGGCACCGGTTACAAGAACCGCATTTCGTGGGATGCTGTCAGCGGGGCTGGCCGCTACATCGTCTACAAGTTCGACAACGGCGTCTTTGGCTATATCGGCGGTACCGACGGCACGTCTTTCGTCGATGACGAAATCACACCTGATACTTCCGATACGCCTCAGAAACTTCTCAATCCGTTCAATGGTGACAACAACTACCCGGCGTACGGGACTTTCTTCGAGCAGCGCCTCGTGTTGGCTGGCACGCGAGCGGCTGTCGGCGGCGTGTGGATGAGCCAGACGGCAAGTCCGCGCAACTTCAACGTGTCGCAGCCGCTCAAAGCGAGCGACGCGATCTCGTTCCGTGTTCGCGCGAACGAGATCACCGAGCTGACTGGCGTCATCCCGATGGACAAGTTGGTGCTGTTGACCGCCAGCGGCGCTTGGACTGTGCGAGGCGGGGATCAGCAAGAGTACTTGACGCCGCGAAATGTCGTGCTGCGGCCGTTGCTCACCCGCGGTGCGGCTGAAGTGCCGCCTTTGTTGATCGGCGACGTGGTGCTCTACGCTACGCGTGGCGGGCGCGAGCTGCGAGACCTGAGCCTAACGCGCGACGTAACGAGCATCGACCTGACCATCCTTGCACGGCATCTGTTCGATGGCCGTTCGATCCGGGCTATGGCCTATCAACAGTCGCCGTTCAGTGTGGTGTGGGTTGTGTTCGATGACGGCAAAGTCGCCGCAATGACCTTCATGCCCGAGCACCAAATTTGGGCTTGGTCGTCTATTGAATTCGGTGGAACCGACGTCTTCGTCGAGAGTGTGGCAGCTGTCCCGGAGGCGCGCGGCGACGCCGTGTACTTCTTGCTGCGGCGTCGTGTGAACGGTATCATGCGCCGTTACATCGAGCGGCTGATTGATCTTTGGCCAACAGTTACCGTGCCGGCCGACGCATCCTACGAGCGCGACAGATACGCGTACGCCGATCTGGCTTCGTTTCTCGATTGTAGTCGGCGTTATGTGTTGATCGATCCGACCGGGTCCATCGATGGGCTGCATCACCTCGAAGGTGAGCGTGTAGCGGTTGTGGCCGACGGCGAGGTGTTCACTGATCTGGCGGTGATCAACGGCACTATCGAGTTGCCGATCTCGGCGCGTGTAATAGACGTGGGCTATCCTTTCATGCGGCGGCTGCGTACGCTCGACTTGGATCTCGGCTCCGTGGCCGACGTCGGCACCGTGCTGAACCGCCACAAGACCGCAGTCGATGTGCATGTACTCGTTGAAGCATCTCGGGGTTTTCGATTGGGTTACGAGGCGCCGACGCGCGTGCAATGGGCCGGTCAACCGTCGCTGGCGCCGAGCGGTGATCCGATGCTCTACAGCGGCTACGTGAGGTTGACGCCGTGGTGGGACTGGGTGCCGGGCGGTAATCTGATAATCGAACAGCCGGAGCCGCTTCCACTTACGATCGGCGCAATTCTTGTCGATTGGGAGATTGCCGCATGATGCCTGTCATCATGCCCTACGACCCGCGCCTCGCAGCGTCTTTGGCCGATCGATTGCGGGCGTCGGATCGGCAGGAGCTCGCTTTGATCGCAGGCGTCAGCCCGCGCGAGGCATTTGCGGAAATCGAGAGCGAGCCGGGCGAGGCGTGGCTGGCGTGTGTCGGCGGCGTCCCCGTGGCTGCGTTCGGGTGCGCGGCCGGCTGGTTGGGCCGGATCGGCACGCCGTGGTTTCTCGCGGCTCCTGAAGTCCAACGTTATCCGGTTTCTCTGGTTCGTATTTCGATAGGTGTTGTCGAGCGGTGGCGGCGTGCCTATCTGCTATTGGAGAACTATTGCGCCGCTGACCGTTGCGAGACAATAAACTGGCTGCGTCGTCTCGGCTTTTCGTTCGACGAACCGGTTCGTCTGCCGGGGGGCGGTCGGGTCAGGCGCTTTTGGCTGCAAGGAGGCGCGGTGTGTGTGCTCCAGTGACGGCACTCTTGGTCGGCAGTATGGTCACGTCTACGATTGGCAGCATGCTCACGGCGCAATCGCAGGCGGCCGCCGCGCGCTATCAGGCGCAGGTGGCTACAGCCAATGCTGCCTACGCCGAACAGCGCGCGCTGGATGCGATAGAGCGCGGGGCCGAGCGCGTCCAAGCGCTGCGGCGCGAAGGTGCTCAGGTGTTTGGCGAGCAAGTGGCCAGTCTCGCGGCCGGTAACGTCGACCTCGGACATGGCTCGCCGCTGGATTTGCTCGTTGAGACCCGCACGGGCATCGAGCTGGATACGCTGCGCGAGCGTCGCAATGCGCTCTTGGAGGCCGAGGATTATCGCCGGCAGGGTTGGAGCTATCGCGCTGAAAGTGTGCTCTCGACGGCTACTGCGCGTAACGCGCTCCGAGCTGGGCTGTTCACAACCGCAGGCGAGTTCATGACCGGTGCGGCTCGCATCGCGCGGTATCAGGCTTTGCAGGCTGAGCGGGCGCGTACTGACGCACCCGTGACCCGAGTGCGGCTGTTCGGGCTCGACGCGCCATGACCCGCCAGCGCTACGTCGAACAGGTCTTCAGCCGCCCCTCGCCGCAGGAAGACCTGCGGGTGCAAGTGTCGCCGGCCGCGTTCGGCGCGCAGGTTGGACAAGCACTTGTCGATACCGGGCAAGCACTCGGCGAGGTTGCCGATGTCACGGCTCAAATCGAGGCGCTCACTAACGAGACGTTGGCACGAGAGGCCGCAGTCAAATTCAGTAAGGCCGCAGCTGATGTATTGCACGGCCAGGATGGTTACTTGCAGCTGACTGGTACGGCTGCGTTGGGCCGGCGTGGTGACTATCAGCGGCGTATCGATGAGCTTCGCGGTCGTCTGGCGCAGGATCTACCGGCCGGTGCGCGGCGTGTGTACGACCGCCTGACGGAACCGCGTGCGCTCGCGTATTACGAGCACTTGGTGCGCCACGAAGCCGACCAATTGAAGGTCGCGACGAACGCCAATTTGTCCGCGGCGGTGGCCAACTCGGTGGAAGACGCCGTGCGCGCGCGAGCTGATCCGGCCCTGTTTCAGTGGCATCTCGACGAAGCCCTTCAGTCACTTGATCGGTTCGCCGAGTTGAACGGCCTGCCGCCCGAGGAACGCGACTTGAAGCGCCGCGAGTTGGTGTCCAGTACCTACTTGCAGGCGATCATGGCTACTGCCGATGAACCGGGCGGGGCGCCGGTTGCGGCGGCCATGGCACGGCGCGCAACCGACAAGTTGACCGTTGCCGATCGGCAGAAACTGGACCGGATTTTGGGGCCGACCCTGCGGCGCGGCGAGGCTGCGGCATTTTTGGAGCGGTTCGCCCGTTCGCCGTCCGCTGCTTACCATTCGGGCGGTCCGCGTGATGGCTATACCGACGCCGTCGCGCGACTTCTCGGCGAGCCGTTCGCGTTGCCGCCTGGCTCGCCGGCGGTTGCCCGTGCGGTCTACGATGAGTTCGTACGGTTGGGGCTCCCGCACGCCGTAGCTCGTGCACTGACGGCCGAGGCGTATCGCGAGAACAGGTTGAACCCGAACTACATGTTCGGTGATCACATCGATGCAAAGAACATGGCAACCAACACCGGGTTGTTTTCGTGGCAGGGCGACCGCCGCGAGCGGCTCTTGGCGTGGCTGCGCGAGCGCGGGCACATCGACGAACACGGCCGTATCAAGCAAACACGTGATGCTTTGCGCGCGCAGGTCGAGTTCGCCGTTACCGAGTTGCTCAGTCGGCCTGACGCTGACGCATTCATGGGGCGCTTGAACGAGGCGAAGACGGACGACGAATTGGCCGAGTTGCTCGGTCGCGAGTACATCAAATGGGCCGTAGACGATCCGCAGTATCGCGAGCGCGGCCTGCGTGCTGTTCGTATCGGCCGCGAGCTTGTCGACCTGGCCAACGACCCGGCTATGCTCGGCGTCGAGCCGACGCCCGAGAACCGTTTCTTGATCGAACGGTTCGGCGCGTCCGAGGGATCGGCTATGATCACCGCCGAGCCGGGTACTCCCGTCGAGAGCATTCTGGGCGAGGCCGAGGCCGAGCGACGCGGGCTGACAGGGTTGACGGTCGGCTATGTGCGCCGCCGTGTGGCGGAGTTGTTCGGCGCACCATCGGCGCCGGTGTCGAGCGGCAGGCCCTTCGATTATGCCGCCGCTGCGCGCGCCATCGACGGGATCCAAGATCCGGAGCTTCGCCGGCTGGCGTGGGACGAGCTGACCGCTCGCTACAGGCGCGATACGTTTGCCCGCGAGCAAGAGCGGCAAGATATGCTCGACAGCATCTGGCAACGGCTGGTTGCCGGCGAAGAAGTCAAGCTGACGGCTGCGCAACAGATGCTGTTGGGCGCCGAGGGGGTTGCCGCGGTTAATAAGTTGATCGAAAGGATGCGAGAGGGACCATCCACCTCTGATATTCGCGTCTACACGCAACTCCGTAAGATGGCGTTCGAAGAGCCGGAGAAGTTCTTGTTGGTCGACCTTTTGGAACATCGGTCGCACGGGTCGTTGTCCGACCAAGATTATCGTGAGCTGCATGATCTGCAACTTCGACTGCGCGCAGGTAAAGAAGCGCATCAACGTGAGCGGCAAGCCGACATCAGCGCCAAGGCTATGTTGGAGCGCGTGAAAGCGTACGCGACGCATAAGCTCAAGTTCAACCCGCTCGGCACAGATAAAGAGGATATGAAGCACTCCCGAAAGGCGGAGCTGTTCTTGAAAGAGTTCACCAAGTTGATCGAAGCCGAAAGTTCGCAGAAACAGAAGCGCGAGTGGACAGACTTGGAGTTGATGCAGTTGGTGGATAAGTTAACTATGAAGGTGCGGACGCGGCAAGGCGAGATGGAAATGTATCTCGCAGACTACCAGCGCCGTCCCGGCGATATCGTCGAGTTGGCGCCTTTTACGGCTGAACAGTTCGGTGCGACGGCGATTGAAGCCGCGAGAGCGGCGTTGGCGCAGATCCCGCTTCACTCGACGGTGAAGAAGGATGACTTTCTGTCGCAAGACGTAGTCGTGCGGCATTTGAACAACATCCGGCGTGTACGCGAGTGGTTGCAGCACAATCCGTCGCCTACGAAGGAAGACGCGTTCGAGTTCGCGCCGCGGCTCGACATTGACCCGAGCATGGATTTGCCCGAGGGACTATTCGCCGAGGTGCCGCCAGCATCTTTGGTTCAGAAACTCGTTGACGCGGCCCAAAGCGTGTTTTCGTCTGGTTCTAGTGACAAACAGAAGTACGTCTATTTTGATGACAGCGGTCAAAAAGTAGAACTGCAAGTCCCGGAAGGTATCGAGCGTCTCAAACGATACTGGGTGCTGTTCTATTTGAGTGTGCTGCGGGGAGGCCAAGTATGGTAGATCTACTGCAACAACTGAAAGATCCTTCTGTCGACCACGTCAAGCTTTTGCTGACGCTGGAAAAACAGCAAGCGGCCGAGGCTGAGCTCGCCAACCGTCGCGCTGCCGCCGCTTCCGCGGTCGCGCTGCCGCCCCGGTTCGTCTCTGGCCTGCAGGTGGTCGACGAATACGCCATGGCGACAGGCAATCCGCCTCCGTCCGTACCGGTGACCCCCGAGGGCGTTGAAGCGCTGCGGTCGGCGATCGATGCTTTCCGGCTGGCAACGGCCGTCGAGCAAGCGCCGGCTACCGCGCGGCTGTTGGCTGCCGCGGAGCATGCGGCGTGGCTGCGGCAGGATGCCGAGCGTCTGGCCGCGTACGAGCGCATCATGCGTGAGCCGACCGCCTGGGATAAAGCCGAGGCGCTAGTGAAAGGCGTCGGCGAGGGTTTCGTCGGTGTGTTCGGGTCTACAGCGAAAGGTATGGCCGAGGCCCGCGCGCTCGGTGGACGGGCACAGCTGACTGCGGTGCAAGAAGCACTCGAAGAGACTGTCCAAGAGCTCGAAAGCGGCACGCCACGTGAAGAAGTGGTCAAAAAGCTGCGGCGTCCTCGATTGTGGATGCTGACGGACCCGGTGGCGAGCGAAGTCTACAAAGAGGCGATCACTCGGGTCGAGCGCGGCGAGCCGCTCACCGATCTGTTCGAGCGGTTGACGAAAGCAGCCGCCGACGAAAGCCGCGTGTCGGAACAGTGGCTGTACCGGATCGGCGAGACGCTACAGCGTGACGCCGCGCGAGTGTTTGCGCCGCCGCTTGGTACGGAGGCCAGCGTCTGGCGCGATCTGGGTGCGGCGTTCGGTTCGTTCGGGGCGTTCGCTACTACCGGACTGCTTACGCGCGGGTTCTTCGGCCGTGTCGGCAGCCAGCTGTCGATGTTTGGCGTTGCGACCGCGACCGGCATCGACGAAGCGTATCAGCGGGCGTTGGCCGCCGGGTTGTCGCCAAGCGAAGCGCTCGACAAGGCACTACAAGGCGCGCCGGCTGGTTTCATCCAGGCGCTGTCGGTAGAGTTCGCGCTGCGGCGGCTGTTGCCGCCACCTGCCAGCCGTCGCGTGTTGCAGCTCGCGGCTGATATCGCTGCTACGGCTGGCGGCGAAGCCGTAGTCGAGACGCTCGGAGTGATCATGCAAAACATGGTCGAGCGCACTTATAACCCCGAGCGAGACTTGTTCGAGGGCACGCTTTACCAGGGGCTGATTGCCGGTTCGGCGGCTGCGTTGTTCCGGTCGCTGCTCTACGCGGTCATCCCCGGCGCGCGGCGGTCGCTGTACCGCGATATAGAGCGGGCCGAGGTCTCGGCCGACATGCAGCGCACGATGGAACTGTTGAGTGCTGGCGTGTCGGGCGAAGAGCTGCGCAAGAAAGCACCACCCCGGTTCAGGGCCTGGGCGGAGGCCGCCGCGACCGGCACGCCGGCCGAGACGGTTTACGTGTCGCCCGAGGGCGTGACGGCGCTCGCGCAGACCGTTGGCGGTATCTCGCGGGCTATGGAGTTGCTGGCAGCGGTCGACCCGTCGCTCACAGCCGAGACGGTCCGCGAGGCGTTGGCCGAGGGCCGCGACATTTCCGTGCCGATGGCCGCATGGCTTTCCAGCGTGGTGGGTTCGGGGCTCGACACCGCTTTGATGCCGTACATCCGGCTCGACCAAGAGCAACTTACCGCTGCCGAGCGCGCCCGACTGACGCCGGAGCTCGAAGCTGAGCTGGCGGACATCCAGGCCCGCTCGGCGGCCGAAGCGCGTGGCGAGGCTGTCGAGCGCCCCGTCACGCCGGTCGAGCGGATGCGGGCCGAGGTCTACGAGACCGTGCGGCAACAGCTCGTAGGCGCTGGCCAGACGGAGAGCGTGGCAGCCGCCACGGCGGCGCAGTACGCGGCGGCCTACGGCCGGCTGGCCGAGCGCTCGACGCTGTCGCCAGAAGAGTTCCTGCGCCGCTTCCCGCCGGTGGCCGTGCGCGCCGAAGCGGGCGGAACGGCCGTAGGTATGCCCGAGACCGTAGCCGAGGCGATGGCCGAGTTGGTGCGCCACGCGCGGAGCGGCGCGCCGCTGTCTCCCGTCGGCCGCAAGCTGGCAGAGTTGATCCAGCGGCTCGGTGGCGATCCGCGGACGATCTCGCTCGATGAGCTCCGCGATTTGCTGGCGTCCGCTGTCACGCGGGGTGCGGTAGCTCGCGGCGCGGCCCCTGGATCGGCCGAAGCCGGTCGCGAGTTGACGGCCGAGGATCTTGAGCGAATGCCGGTTGATACTCTGGTAGAGGCCCTCACGACCGTGCCGGAAGGCCCGTCGGAAGCTGCGGCGCCCGTGGATGTCGAACGCAAGCCTTTGACGCAAGACGGTGCTCTGGCTCAGGTTGCCGACGGCGCCGGCGAGTTTACCACGCTGCCGGATCGCCCACAGCTGCCGGTTCGGGTGCGCGACGGTCTCGCGCCGTTGTATCATTGGAGCCACCTGCGGCTCAAGGCTATCGACCCGGCGCGGGCTGGCACCGGCCCGTTGCGTGGCGCGGAGCGTTTCCGTGGCGGGCCGCCGAAGAGCTTCTACGGGTTGAACGTCGATGATCCGCGCATTGGTTATCGGCCGGAGCGGGGGCTTGGCCCTTACATGCACGTGGTGGCAGTCGACCCGCGCAAGTTGTACCCGTGGTACGAGGACCCCGACGGCATCAAGACTTCGAAGTTGTATCCGTGGCGCGATGAGATCGCAGCTGCGAAACAACGGCCGCCTGTGACGACAGAAGAGCTGGTTGCGAAGTACGAAGAGCTGATCAAGGAGGCAGGTTACCTCGGCTACTATATCACCAATGACGGCCAGGGTTCTGCGCCGCTTGGCACTGTAGCGGCACTGTTCTATCCTATGCCTGTCGAAGGTGCGGGTGATGCGGACACTGGGCAGGTGCTGTATCAGTCGACAGGCAACAAATGGTACTATTCGGCGCTGGCACGTGCTGTCGAAGCTATGAAGCAGACGGTAGCGCCGGCAAGCCAGTGGAAAGGTGCGATCAAGAACTTACCCGGCGTCAAGGCCGACGAGCTGAAATGGACTGGCATACTCGAATACCTGGATGCCCGCGGCAAGGATAAGGTCACCAAGGCCGAGTTGTTGGCTTATCTGGAAGCCAACGGGTTGCAGGTCAAAGCAGCGATCCGGACGGAACCTTCTTACACTTCGGACCCGGCAGAACTATCCGATGCCGAGATTGTCGAACGGAGAGAGCCTCCGCGATACGGGAAGTACATAGTATCTGTTAAGAATTATACTGAGTATGGCGAAGTTCTCATCGTATCACCCGGGTTGGCGGACACCGGGCTCAACGTGTTTCTTCCGCGAGCTTCAGTAGAGAACATCAAGACGCACTTTTCAGACGCTCGCCCGTTGAGCCATTTACGCTATACGGTGCGTACAGCGCCGAACAAAGGGCGCGCGTTTTTCATCGAAGAGGTGCAATCCGACTTCGGTACGCAGCTGGCCGAAGCTGTGAAATTCGATCCGGCGACCGCTATTGTCAGCCCAGAAGCTGCCACCGAGATACGCCTATCGGCGACAACAAGCTCGGCTGATGAAGCGGCGAGTTTGACCTCTGGGCTGTCAAGTCAAGAATTGTATTCGAATGTAGAAGACCGCGCCAGAAAAGTTTTTAAATTGATCGCGCTTTTTACTGGCCCGGGCCTGCCGCGGGAGGTAAAAGAAAAGATCAGTAGGTTAGGGCCTGAGACCCGTGATATGTATTATTTCAGCTATTGGATGGACTGGCTGGAGACGCAGCCACAAGCCGATCGATTTATCGAGCGTTTGTGGCGTGCTTTTGCCGTGCTCGCTACCGACATCGAGACGGCCGGTTCTCCTATAAAACTGTTTTTCAAAGTCGTTACGTTTTGGACCCCCGACCGTGAGAGCAAAGCGAGGTTTGCCGCCTTTTTCGACGAGTATTATTCGAGCAGTGATGAGCGAGAAGCCGAACTCGAACAGCACCATAAAGAGTTGTACGATGCGTTGGACAGCTATCTAGAAGCTGTGGATGCTTACGCAAAGAAGATTTCGCTGGCAAAACTACACAAGTCTCGGGAAAATTCGTTGCTTGGTCTCGATCAATATTTGGTTGACTACTATGGTAGATTACAACAAGAAGTTGATCTAACCGAGAAGCTCGATTTGACGTCGCACGAAGATCAAAAAGTCGTGCTTCTCGCTCACGCTGTTCGCGAAGTGATGCAGGCCGACGCGCAGTACGCAGCTGCGGTCGACCGGTTCGTGTCGACGTATGACAAATTGCCGGCCAACTGGCGGAGCGTGCTCAAAGAGAAAGCGCTGGACCCGAAAAATTTGTTGATGCTTATGAATTCCGATGAACTGATGCAGCGTGTTACAGACGCTGTAAACCTTTACATAAAGAAAGTACCGAGGTTTTCGAACACGATTAAAGATGCGCGTACGCACCTCACCGTTTATTATCGTTGGTTGATGGCCGTCGACGAGGCGTTTGTCGAGCTCAATGCCGCCAAACTCGCCGACATCGAAAACCCAGAAACAGCCGCTATCGGAGAAGGACCGGTCACCCGTAATTTTCCCGAGCTGGGGGCGGCTATTATCAAAAAGGACGTCGCGTTCTTCAAAACACGTGACATCTACATTGCGCGGCTTTCGCGTGCGTTCAACGTACCGGTCGAAGAACTGGCCCGTGCCGCAAGAATGCACGGTGGTTTGAAGCCGGATAGTTCGGCCTATGAGCGTTCCTCCAAGGTGGCGGCTGCGGTCGATGAAACATTCAACAAGCTGGCCACCGAACTGCCACCGGTAGCCAGTTCACTGGCCCTCGCGCCGACGTGGTTGCATGCCGGCATAGCTTCGCCTGCAGATTTGCTCGAATGGGCTCAGCTACCCGAGGCCGACGCTGAGCAACGTATCGTTGCGGCTGCGGGCGGGTACGCTACGATAGCCGACGAACTACGCAGCCGCGTGGCTGCGATACGCGCCCAGCTGGCCGACGCGACAGCCGACGGCCTTGCTGCCGTGGCCGACTACATCGCCGCCGTGCGCGCAGCCGAGCAACTCGTGACGGCGAGCCCGACCAATAGCATCGAAAGTGACGTCGCGTCAGGCCTTATGCGAAACGTCCCCATGTCGCCGCTGGATCGCTCCGGGCTGCAACTTCTCGCCGTCAAGTGGGCGCTTCACCACGCAGTCAGGCAGGGTTACGATCGGTTCGCTTGGACGCCAGCCTACGTCCAGGAACAGCGTTGGAATACGGCCGTACAGAACGTCGTTCGGCGCGTTTGGTGGGCCGCGCCGATGCCGGAAGCCAGCGCCGAGCAGGCCGCCAAGCTACAGGCGGCACGCGAGAAACTCCGGCAGCGCGCACTCAAGACAGTGCTGAAAGAGAGTTTCGACATCGATGAAATCAACGAGCGCGTACATTTGGAACTGGCTGAACGTCTACCGGCCGGCTTGCTCCATGCACACTTCAACGGGGACAAAGAAGCAGCCGGGCGCGCTGCGTTGGCCGTCGTACAGCACTACATCGATCGCGTCATCAATGACAGCGAGCGCTCTGTATTCTACGCCGCTGTCGGCACGCTGCCTGAGCACATAGGTTACCGCGCTGTCGTGACCTCGCTTCATACTTCCGCGGCTGATTTGCTTGTTGAAAACGTGCCGCTGAATTTTGCGCAGGAGTTGGAGTATCACTACTGGCGCACGGAGTTGCGACGCATAAGCAACGTGGTTGGTCGAAACACAACTATTTGGTACAACGAGCAAGACTTGGGCGCTGCATACGCCGATATACTGGATGATCATCTGGCTCGCGCGATTGGCGCACACCGCATCGTGCATCTGGATATCGGTACGCAAGATCAATCTACCGACTACATCATCTCGCTTCTTGTCGACCGCAACGGCATTGTAGTCGGGCTCGGCGCCTCGGAGCCGCCCTCCAACGCGCAGGAAACAGTACAACAGCTGTTGGGTACGCGGCTGAGTGCAACCATCGGCGATGCGCTCACGGCACGGGTTCTCGAAGAAGAGAGAGGCGAAGCGGACGCATCCGACGTGAAGTTCGGGTCGAGCGGGTACGAGACCGTCTACGACAAGCTGATCAAGAAGTTCGTAGACGATTTCGCGAAGAAGTACGGCGCGCGCGCAGAAAAAATGGAAGATTTGTTCAGGCCTGAAGAAAAATCACGGGTCGACGATGTCAAGCTGTTCATGCAGATGTCATCGCATAAACGTGAGCGCTTGTTAAACGAAGACTTCATGAAAGCTTTCATGCGAGGGCGCGGGCGTTCCTCGGAGCGTGTCGAGCGGTTTTTGCGAAAGATCCACGAAGCGATCAGCGCAGGCGGTGACGCAACCCTGGCCGATCGATGGGCACGACAAGTCGCCGAAGACTTGCGGGATGGGCTCGACGGCCTCATCGTAACCGATGAGCGCATGTTGTCTCTGAGAGGCAAAGAAGCCAAAGTCGAGACCTATGAGGTAGTAAAGCTGCGCAGATTGAGAGACAAGGTGATGGATACCTTGGATGACGCAGCCCGCGATGTCGACATTGACAAGCTGAGCTACGCGGTAGGACTGTTGTATCCGGAAGCCGATACGGACGTACGAGATATCATCAGAGAGACCGTTGCGTACACAGCTGTTTCCGACGAAAACAACACCGAGGTAAGCACTGCGTTCGGACGAGGTGTACGCAGTATCTACGAAGAAGACGACTTTACATTCAGTTCAATTATTGCCGTCCTGGACGAAATGCGACGCGAGATCGAACCTGAAGACGCCGACGTCGAGCCCCCCGAGTGGGTTTGGGGCGTCCGGATCACGCCGCAAATGCGTGAAGCCGCACTCAAAGGCTTCCCGCTGTTCCAGCCCGGAATGCAGCGCAAGGTTCGCGGCCAGATCGTGCTGCCGCCGCGGCAGGGAGAGCGCGCCGTCATCACGCTGTTCGCGCAGGCGAACCTGTCGACGCTGCTTCACGAGATGGGCCACCACTACCTGTGGATCATGGAGCAACTCGTAAAGTCCGGCGAGGCGAAGCCGGATCTGGCTGCCGACTGGCAGACGATTGGGCAGTGGTGGGCCGAGAATGCCGACACGGTGGCCGAAGATGCGAGCCGCATCGGCCCGGCGGTGACGGCAGACGATGTGCGGACGTACCTCGCCACCGGGTCGACAGGGCGCGGCGACGCCGACCGGGCGATTTGGACTGCGCTACAAGAATTGTGGGCGCGCGGCACCGAGGCCTACCTCCGCGAAGGTCGCGCACCGTCGAACGCCCTACGGCGGGCGTTCCACGCGTTCCGAGCGTGGCTCACGGCGATCTACCGCTCGCTCGATGAGCTGCGCGTACGCGTCAGCCCGGCGATCCGCACCGTATTCGACAGGCTGTTCGCGACCGAGGCCGAGCTCGAAGAGGCCCGCGGGCGCGAGAACCTCGGCCGGCTGTCGGAGAAACTGGCCGAACAGTTGGGCTTGCCGCCGGAGCGGTGGCGCCGCCTGAAAGAGTTGGAGGACGAAGCGCTCCGCGAGCAAGAGGCTACCGCGGTCTACGAGATATTGACCGAAGTGCACGCTGAGGTGGACGAACAACGACGCGAGCGCGAAGCGGCGTTACGCGCGGCGGCGCTGGCCGAGCTGCGCCAGCGCCCCGAGTATCGTGCGCTGGCCATCCTCGGCGACCTCCGCGACCCGAGCGACCCGAATGCCCCTACGGCCGTGCCACCCGAGCAACGGCTCGACCGCCGCGAGCTCATCGAGCGCTACGGCCCCGACGTGCTGCGAGCGTTGCCGCGCGGGCGGCGGGCCATCTACACGGCCGAGGGCGTGCAAGGCATGCCGCTCGACGCGGCCGCCGAGATGCTCGGCTTCCGCTCGGGCGACGAACTGGTACAGACGCTGCTTCGCACACCACC